AGGTTAATCAAATGACTGACACCGCTACTACTTCCGCTACTGTTGCTGATGCTCCCGTTGATGCAACGGTTGTTGAGGACGATGCTGTTGAAGAAGCTGCTGCTAATTCTGCTGTTGGTTCTACTGATGTAGTTAAGGCTATTCAGGGTCTTAATAATCCTGATAGCGCTTTCTATTCTTCTATTAAGGGTGATGATTTCGACACTAACCTTAAGGTTGCCGCCGCGATTACTAACAGCACTCCTATTGATGATATTCTTGGACAGACTATCAATTTGAAGAATTTCATTGTTATGCCTGTTGATCTTCAGAATGCTAACACTGGTGAAGTTACTACTGCACCGCGTGTTATTCTTATTGATGATGCAGATAATGCATATCACGCTACTTCTATTGGTCTTCTTACCGCTCTTCGCAATCTTGTTGCGGCTCTTAAGATGGAGCCTAGCGAATGGCCTAAGCCTGTTCCTGCTAAGGTTGTTGAGCAAAAGGGTAACAACGGATTTAAGTTCTTCACTCTTAAGTTCGTTTAAGCTTGGCTGATCACCAAGGTATCGCATAGGATACAATTGTTGCTACTCTTAGTGATAATGAAGCTATGATTATCCTTCACATTAATGATTAGCATTTTAGGAAAGATGGGGCGCATATTATTGTGCCCCATCTTTTCTCTATCATCGGAGATAATATGAAACCTATAATTATTCGTAAAGCGGATTGTGGTCACTGGTCTATTGTTCAGGTTATTGATACGGGTGATTATATTTTCTACCGTACTGCTGCTCATGTAAAGTCATTTTCTGATGTCCTTCTTATTCTCAATGATGAGATGGAAGTGATCATAAATGGCTAGTAGTGAAGTTGAAAGATTACGTAGACTTGTTAAGAAACGCCGCGCTGATGTTTTAGCTAAGGAAGCTAGAATTAGGCGTAATACTGGTATTGATATTAAGGGCACTAGGGAAGATCCTACTAGACCTAGAGACGTTATTAATAAATATAATGCTCAACAGCTACGCGCTTATTATCGTGATCTTGATGCTTTTATGTCACGTAGTAATAATTATGTTGCTGGTGTTGGCGGTGTTCCTCTTCCTAAAGCTTTATATAGGGAATATAAGAAGCTCGAAAATAGGTTTAATGCTACTGGCGATAAAAAGTTTGAAGAAATGGCTGATATCTTTCTTCCTACTCATGGTGTTACTATTCGTCAACGTGAGGAAATGCTTAAACCTAGTATTCCGACCGCCGGTGGTGAGAATACTACTCATCCATATACTAGAATTAATAAACAGCCAAAGAATATCACTTCCGTAAACGCTCTTAAGACACTTATTGCGGATATGAATAAGCGTCTTAAAGGTGGCTATAATGTCGCCAAAATTGCTGAGCAACGTCAGGAAGCCAACGATGCTCTTGATCGATTGGGTATGGCGCATTTTAAAGAACGTTTTGCTAATCTTACTAATCAACAGTTCGATATGCTATGGAACTATGCTAAAATTGGTAATAAGATCTATGATATGTATCATATTATGTCTATGATGAGCGGTCGTTCTAGTGATTCTCGTTGGTATGATTCTGTAGTGGAGGATAATAGTAATGAGCTTGGAGAGCTTTTTGACTGGGCAGAATCTATTTCTCCCGAAACAGTCAATCCGCGCTCAAAGAACAATTCACAAAACTCTGGTACTAGGCGAAACAGAAAAGCCTAAACGAGTCGCTAAGCTACATGCTACAGGTGAAAAGAAAACTAGGGCTAATTATGTTGCCGACTTTGAAACTATTACTGATCCTAATGATTGTCGTGTATGGGCTTGGGGTTTGGCTGACATTGACAACAGTCCCGAAACAGTGGAAATGGGTACTGATATTGATTCTTTCATTGAGCGTATCAGTCAGCATAACTCAAACTGTTATTTTCACAACCTAAAGTTTGACGGACACTTCATTCTAGATTGGCTTTTCCGTCATGAATATATTCATGTTATTTCGGATACTATTAAAAGGTCTGGTAGGTTCAAGTCACTTATTTCTGATATGGGTAAGTTCTATTCTCTAACTGTTAAGTGGGAGAATGGACATACAACAGAGTTTAGGGATTCACTTAAGAAGTTTTCGCCTAATATGTCTGTTGAGCGTCTTGCTAAAACTTTTCAGTTGGGAGAGGTCAAAGGCGAGATTGATTATGATGCACCACGCCCTGTTGGCCATGTGCTTACGGATGAAGAAAGGGACTATCTTCGCCGTGATGTTTCTATTGTAGCACAAGCAATGAAGGTTGTGCTAGATAATAATATGAAGAAGCTTACTATCGGTTCCGATAGTTTGCACGAATATAAGCAGATTACAGGTTTGCATAAGTTCGAATCTTTGTTTCCTGTTCTTTCAGAAGCTATGGACTCGGAGATTCGACGCGCGTATCGTGGTGGTTTCACGTATCGTGATGAGCGCTTTGGTGGTCGGCTTGTAGGGCCAGGTATTGTATTTGATGTCAATTCTTTGTATCCGGCAATGATGAAGAATCGGCCACTTCCGTATGGTGAGCCGATTTTTGTAGAGGGATTACCGGTTGCTACTGCTACTAGACCTTTGTCTATTTTCTCTGTAACTTTTACTGCTAAAATCAAACCTAATCATATTCCTTGTATTCAGATTAAAGGACACTCAATTTTTGCTGAGACTGAATATCTCAGAGAAATTAAGGAACCTACAAGCCTCATGGTGACCAATGTAGACTGGGAACTGTATAAGGAACACTATGATATTGATGTGCTGAGTTATGAAGGTGGCTGGCTTTTTAAGGCCGCTTACGGCATGTTCGATGAATATATTGATAAGTGGTCAAAGATTAAAGCTGAAAGCAAAGGTGGTCAACGTGAGATTGCGAAACTTCACCTTAATTCACTTTATGGTAAATTTGCATCTAATCCCCATATTTCTAGTAAAATACCTGTACTAGAAGATAATAAGGTGAAATTCAAGCGTGGTGATGATGAATTGCGTAATCCTGTATATACAGCCGTAGGTGTGTTTATTACAAGTTATGGACGCGATGTAACAATTCGATCTGCGCAACAGAATTATGACAGATTTGCGTATGCCGATACGGATTCTATTCATCTTATAGGTAAAGAAGTTCCAACTAATATTGAGGTACATAAATCAAATCTCGGCGCTTGGAAAAAAGAGTTTGAATTTGAAAAAGCTTTTTATATTCGTCCTAAAGCTTATATTGAAAAGCCGTACGCTGAATATGTAGATAACGAATCAGTGCACGAATATGTTGTTCATATTGCTGGTTTGCCTGATAAAGTAACAAGAAATATTACGTTTGACGATATGATAGATCATAAGGTATTTCATGGTAAAATGATACCTAGATCGGTTCCCGGGGGCGTAATTCTTATTGACGTGCCTTTTGAATTGAAGCTGTGAGATTAGAGAATAGCAGGTAATGGTTATGTTTAATATTTATATTGATTGTAGAACTGTGGATAAGATTGAATTAGGTACTGGTAAATGTTATATTCATCCAAATGCTAAGTTTAGTGGAGAGTGTGTTTATGGCTGTCACGAAAATTATGAGTGTCCAGATTGCGGAACTAAATTTTCTGTCGAGCTTCCGGATTAGTGATATAGTGGGAGGGTGAGCGCCAAAGACTGTCTCAGACTATCTGTCGATATGCGCCGGGTGGAGCCGGGACATGATAGCATGGGGCTGCAACCTGCTGGGATGGGCCTGTTGGATTGCTCCGATGATAGGGAGGGGTACCATTCAACCGGTACCCCTCCCGCTTAATCGGAGCAATAAGAAGGATATAAAATGGGTAAGTTTCAGGATACTTTGTCAAAATTTGAATCAAATGACGGTCTGCCGGATGATTGGCGCGACCGTCTTTCTGCAGCATATGATGAGGATTTCGAGGGTGCTAACGAACTTCATACTAAGACTACTAAAGAGTATAACGACTACAAGACTAAGAGTGAAGCTGAAATTCAGCGTCTTAAGGCTAAGTCTTTTGAACTTCTAATGAATCAGCCTAAGGTTGACTCTGATGGAGATACCGATGATGAAACAGATAGACCATTGAGCACTAAAGATTTCTTTAGAAGGGTAAATAACTAATGCCTGAATTGGATACTTCGCCGTTCATTCCTCAGGACAATATTCACGTCCTTAATGCAATTAGGAATGATAGCGATATGAGTTATCAGGACCGCGTGCCTGAGGCTACTAAAGCTAACATTGATCGAGTAGTTGCTAATCTACTTGATTATACGCCTACTCGCAATGAGTTTCTTGACAATCTTGTCAACTTTATTGGGTTGCAGATTGTCAAGTCTCAGGTTTGGTCTAACCCTCTTGCACCATTTAAGCGTGGTCTTCTTCGCTACGGTGATTCCATTGAAGAGATTCAGGTTGGCCTTATTAAAGCTCGCGTTTACAACCCCGATCGTGAGGTTCTAGAGCGTGAGCTTTTTGGTGTTCATAAGCCTAACGTTCAGGCTAATTTCCACCGTATTAATCGTCAGGATAAGTACGTTGTCAGCGTGAACGATCTTGAGCTTCGTCGTGCTTTTGATTCAGAGTTTGGTCTTTCCAATCTGATCACGGGTATTATGTCTGCACCTACTACGTCAGATAACGTTGATGAGTACAAGATCATGACTCATCTGTTTACTGAGTATGAGCAGAATGGCGGTTTCTTTAAGAATCACGTTTCCGAGCTTGCTTCTGACGATTCTACTGCTGATGACGCCAAGCTTTTCCTTAAGCGCGTGCGTTCGTTCAGTGGTAAGCTTCAATTTGTTGACACTAAGTATAACGCCGCACGCATGCCGGTGTTTGCTAACCCGTCCGATCTTGTCCTGTTCACTACTCCTGATGTGAATGCCGCACTTGATGTTGACGCGCTGTCTGCTGCTTTCCAGATTGATCGGGCGAACGTTGCTTCACGTATCGTGCTGATCAATGATGAAGATTTCGGAATTCCGGGCGCCCAAGCTGTCCTGACGACTAATGATTTCTTCATGTGCGCTGATACATATATGAACACTACTAGTCAGTTCAACCCTGGCGATATTCACACTAACTATTGGCTGCATCATCACGGCATCTATTCGGTATCGCGATTTGCGCCTGCCATTCTGTTTACTACTGATGCTGGTACGGTGATTAATCTGGTGGACACGCCTGCTACTGCTATCGCTGCACCTACTCTTACCGAAGCATATACGGGTGATGATGCTACTGAGGTCAACCGTGGTTCGTTGTATCAGGCTGATGCTGTTGTCACTACTAACCCTGCTAACGGCTCTAACACCGCTGTTGTATGGGGTCTCACGGGCAATCAGTCTCGTCTAACGTACGTTACGCCGTTTGGCGTTCTTCATGTTTCGATTGATGAACCGAGCGATTCTCTCGTGCTCACCGCTCGTGCAGAGGATAACAACGAGTTGACTTCCGAAGCTACGTTCAATGTTGTCGGTCCCCAGGCTGTTGAATGGCCTAACCCTCATGTGAATGAGGATTCCGACGATGACGGGCTTTTTGAGGTCATGCCAGAGGCACCCGATTTTACTGACAACGTGATTACTATTCCTAGTGTCACTGGTGTTCAGTATAAGAATGGTGCTGCAAACGTTGCTAACGGATCGCAGATTACCGTTGTTGAGGGTACTCCTGTTACGATCACGGCAGTTTCCCGTGATGACACTAAGTGGGAGATTACTACTGGCACTACTACGTCTTGGACTTTCACGTACAGCGCTTAATATAACCGCAAGGGCGGCTGTAAGACTGGTACAGCCGCCCTTACTCTTAAATTGAAAAGGTTGATATGAGCACTATTGAAAGTCCTGCTAACGAATATGACTTTGGCACTAACTTTAATTATGCTGTATGGTCACCCGGAACAGAGATTAATCTTGTAAATGTTCCCTGGAATAATGACTATCGCGATATTTGGATGCCTGCGGGTAATAATGCAACACAGCGTCGTGCTGCTCTAGACACGTATATTGACGGTCTAGAATCTGCTGGTATTGTAATTCGGAATATGTCGTATCTCAAGCCGAATATTCCAATTCGTATCAATCTTCCGTTTAACACGGTCTATCGTTTTAATTATCTTCGAGCTAAAAATCCTGCACAGCCTGTAGGCAGTGATCAGACACGCAATCTTTATTACTTTATTCTTGATGTTAGGTATGTTGCACCTAATACTACTGAGTTGGTGATTCAGCTTGACGTTTGGCAGACATTCGGGTATGATGTAACGTTCGGAAATTGTTATATTGATCGCGGGCATATTGGCATTGCCAACAGTAATGCAATGAACAATTTTGGTCGTGATTATCTAGCAATTCCTGAGGGTCTAGACACTGGTGCTGAGTATCGCACGATTCATGTTGAATACCCGGAACGTGATACTTGGCAGATTGCGAACGCTGTTGTTCTCATTGTGTCAACTGTTGATCTTAAAGCCGATCCAGGGGACGTGAACAATCCTAAGCTTGTTGCTGCTAGCGGCAATAATGCTTTTGGTATTCCATCGGGTGCAAACGTCTATGCTATTAGTCTAGGTAATTTGCAACAGCTTATGGGACTCTTGGCCAATGTTCCTTGGGTATCTCAGGGCATTATTTCTATGACAATCATCCCTAAGTTTAAGACTTATTTTAACTGGACTGATACGTGGGATACCAACGGCACGAATATTACAACGCTTTCCGATGCTCCCGGTGCTACTCCGAGTGGTGGTCGCACGGTTACTGTTAAAAGTAACTGGCGTAATGATGCAGGTATTTTAGGTAATATTCCTAGTAGGTATCAGGGTCTTAAGAAATTTCTTACTGCGCCGTATTTGATGATTGAACTTACAACGTTTAACGGTACGGCTGTTTTCTTGCGTCCTGAGAATTGGCAAGATGCAGACGCGCAGATACGCGAGTTTATTAATTTCTTCCCGCCTGATCAGCGTGTAGTTGTGGTACCACTTTCGTATAATACCACTCTTACGACAACGGGTAACATTCAGACTAATGGCGACGATGGTGGTAACTTTCTAGATACTGCTACGATGATCGGTGATTTTCCTACTGTTCCCGTTACTAACAATATGGCGTTGAATTATCTTGCTGCTAACAAGAACGGCATTGCTTATCAGTATCAAGCTGCTGATTGGTCGCAACAGCGTGCACTAGGCTCTAATCAGGTGAGCTATGATCAGGCCAAAGTTGGTATGCAGACCGCTAGTGCATTGACTTCTAATGCTAATCTACAGCGAAGCAATCTTACTGATGTAGCCAATACTGCTCAAATGTGGCATACCGGTATTAACGCTGCTGGGGCTATTATAGGTGGTGGCGCTAGTGGGGCTGCTGCTGGTCCTGCTGGTGCTGCTACGGGTGCTGCAATGGGTGCATTGAATGCTGCTGGTCAGGTTGCTAATGCTGCTGTTGATATTACAGCACGGAATACTTCGACACATGAACAGAATGTGCGTTCACGTGCTGCTGTGAACATTTCTAATTCGTTGACAGGTTACGTAGCTGATACGAATAAGAATCTTGCTGATTGGGCCGCACAAGGTGATTATTCTACTGCTGTAGCTGGTATCAACGCTAAAGTTCAAGATAGTAAGCTTACCGAACCTAGCATGTCAGGTCAGCTAGGTGGTTCCACGTTCAACATGCTTAATATTTCTATGGGACCTAGTGTTCGATGGAAGATGATTGATCCCGTAGCTATGCGTGTTATTGGTGAGTATTGGCTAAGGTATGGTTACGCTGTACGACATTTCATTACTCCACCGTCATCGCTTATGGTAATGAATAAGTTCACGTACTGGAAAATGTTACAGAGTTATATCACTGCTGCTGGCATGCCTGAGGGTTTTAAACAGGTCATTCGCGGCATCTTTGAAAAGGGTGTCACTGTGTGGGCTAATCCTAGCGAAATGGGAAACGTCGATATGGCTGATAATCAGCCACTAACTGGAGTGAGTTACTAATGGGACGTAAGCGTATTCCCAATGGCGCTGATGAAATTTATCGTCGTCATCTTGCACATACTCCATTTGCGCAGAATCCTCGGCGTGATCGTCAAGCGCGTATTCAGCGTATGTATGAGGTTAAGCTTACTGAGCTTGCCATGAATAGGTTTAAATGGGAGGGTTTGCCCGATGAGATTGATGTAAGATTTATGGAAATGACGCTGTTTTATACAGCTATTTCTATTTTCTATTGGGATAAAGATTTTGACAAGTATTTTGCTGTTCGTGGTGGTAGTTACGGGCCTCTTAATATGCTTGATCAGCCTACGGAGTTGCAAACTGTAGGAAACAATTATATTAGTAGGCGGGTACCTGCCTATAGTTCCGTTCTAGACGCAACTGGTAAGGGCAAGGAGCTTGAACTAGGTGTGCCTGTTTGGGCAAATTATCTTCGTATCCCTGATATTGATATTGTCGAGATTTATGCTTCTAAGCTTTCCGAGATTGATCGAACCCTAGAGATTAATAGTAAGAATGCTCGACAGACTAAGTTTGTTGCGGCTGGTGAAAACTCAAAGCTTAGTCTCGTAAATATCAATCGTCAAATGGATGAAGGTCAAGATTATATTCAAGTCGGTGGAATGTATGCCGATGGTGTTCCTATTACTGCTATTGATCTTGGTATTGACAAGGAACTTCTAGCTTCATTACGTAATGAACGTAATCAGGCATGGAATGATTGTATGTCACTTCTAGGTATTGATAATACTAATCAGGATAAGAAAGAGCGATTGGTCGTAGCAGAGACTACTGGTAATCAAGACTCTATCTCTAATATGCGCTATGTTAATCTGAACGCTCGCCGTATTGCGGCTGAGCAGATTAATGATGCTTATGGTCTTAACGTAACAGTAGAGTATTGGACTGATGAAGAACGTAGCGTAACAACTGATACCGATTCCGAGTCTGACGATATGGAGGATTTGGACTAATGCCTAACTTCACTTTATTGCTTAATGAAGTAATCGAGATTACTGGTGGTACTACTGAGCTTGTCAATGGTGTAACGAAAATGACAGGCGGTAATATCGGCTTGAATTATTATCCAATTTTCGATGAAGCGTATAGGGATTCTCTTACCGGGCGCATTATTGATCATTACTGGAACCGTGAAATCGGTCTTGAAACAATTTCTATGTTCCAGATGAATATGCGTAAAAAGATGAATGAGATTATGCCTTATTATAATAAGCTATATCTCTCAACTCAACTTGAAATTGACCCTCTAAAGACTGTCGACTTAAGCACCATTTCACATGGTACTGGTGAACAGACTGGTACGCAAACTGCTAATGGTACAAATAACTCAACAAATACTGCTAAGTCTCGTGCGGTAAACAGTGACACGCCTCAAACGATGCTTTCGGATAATGAGGATTACGCTACTGCTGGTGTGGATAGTAACTCTCAAAGTACTGTTGAGGGAACAAATGAGCAATCGGGAAATACTACAGAAAATAGTACAACTGATTCAACGGTAACTTCTTCTGGATATCAGGGCGTGCCGGGTACCCTGATCACCATGTATCGTGATAGTCTGATCAATGTAGACTTGATGGTTATTGGCGAACTTGAAGAACTGTTTATGCAGGTTTGGGATACCGGCGATACATATACTAATAGAAATGGATATATGCTATGACTCTTATTGGGCCTGTTAATCCCCCTGACATTGGCTATGCGCCGATTACCGGTTATCCCGTGGGCGGTCTACCATATACCGCCATTACACCTTTCACAATGCGTGATGGTCTAACGTTTGAAAAGACGTTGGAATCTTTGCGTTATTGGTTGCATGACGCTCTTATTCCTTGGCTTAATGCTAA